AAACTCCGATATGTTGTACTGACCCACGTTAGATTGGGGCAATGTGTACGCTTGTTTCTTATATGCGCCAGAATAATCATACGCCCAGTTTAAGACTACAGTAGACTCTGCGCCATCAAATGTAGTTAAGTTAATCTTCTTTAAGAATTTAAGATTAGAAGTATTGCCAAAGCTTAACGGATGGCTAAAGTAACTTAACTGATAACTCGCTGTATTGTCCGTGTAAGTCTTATACTCACCTATCCCGTCCTTTACACCAATGTACATCTTGTCATTTACAGTATGAGTAAAGGCTAAAGGACTGATAGAAGACCATGTAGTGGCTCTGTAACTACCATCCTGTAATGGGAATCGTGTATCAAATGCGTACACTACCGCAAGAACTGGGAAGTTAAGTAACACAAACGCCTCTTGTGGCGAATAGTGTAAAGATATATTCCCTGTCTCAGCAGCAAACAAAGACTTAATATCATTATTTACGTTCTTAGAAACATCACCAATAGGTGCTGACTTTTCCTGAATAGTTCTAGCTAGGCTTCGTACACCAGAGTCATCTAAGAATATTAAGTCTCTACCTGTAGAAACCACGGCATCTCTGTTAACACAACCTATATTAGATATAGTGTCACTTAACGTCATTGTTGCGGGATCATCAGCACCAGAGTAAATAACAATAGAGTTACGGCCAAAGATCACTAGGAAGCCATTGTGGGCTGCTAGAGCAACGATAGTGTCATACCCTGTGGGCCATACCTTGGTGATGTCTATCGAGCCTGTAGAGCCTCCTGACCACACTGTGCCGTCTAATAAGTCAGACCAATAGATTGTGGACTTGTCTGCTGTAAAATCTGCTACCCATAGACGACCAAACGCTGCTAACACTTCATGTCCTTGCGGAGGAGTGCCTGTCGCATGAGCATGAGAAGACATCTTGTCTACTGTACCTGCGTGATCTGAGTACACTAGAGGCTCATAGCCTCTCTGAAATAAAAAAGCATGGTCGTTAAATGATACGATCTTCCAGTTATTTGTAGTGATCGTGTAACTTCCTGGGCTTGCGTCTACCATCGTGGTAGTACCAGTAAAGATTTTATTATTACCTGCCGATAAGAAAGTAATATCTCCATCTTCAGCAACAAACTCATGCAGTGCTTCTACACCTGCTGACGAACCTAACAAGTCATTACCGTTAAGTAAGTCATAGCCTTTTCTTGCAGCAATTCTTCCTTCTTTATCAATAATGCAATTATCAGCCACAGCAGCAAAGCTAGGCTCTTGCGCTAACGGAGCGTCTTGCGTGTTGATCCCCGCAAATCCAGGGGCTGTGATTGTAATGCTCTGTAATTGTTGAGCCATCTAGACCACCATGTACGTTAGATCTTCTGGGAATCTGTTTGCATCTATAGATATAGCATCAGCTAAAGCGTTAGAGGCTACGGCAAATTGTTCTGCTGCTGACTGACCGCCTGTCTCACCCCTCTCCCTCAGAGCCATTGCAAATGCGTACTGCACTATAGGTCTATTAGGAGCTTTGATTTTAGTAGCATCCGCAGTAAGTTCTGCTTGGGGCGTAGCCATATCAAACCTTAGAGCTTCAATAGCATTAGGGTCTGGATATACTTTGATTTTTAAATCATCGCTATCATCCGTCCCAATGAACGTATAACATTCAGGGCTTCCCGCAGCAGGTGTATTATTGTAGTAAACATTATCGAAATACGCCTTTGTCTTGTAATTAATGAATGAGTTCTTAGTATCATTAAGTGCGTGTTTTACTACTGCGTCCATACCAGATCCCGTAAGAGAATACTCTGACGTTCCTATTACGGTATTAAAAGCAATTGTGCTTCTTAGTGACGACCAGTTCCATGCCTCTTCTACTAAGTTTTTAGCGTCATTAACAAAGTCTCCAATCAATGCGGAGTAACTTGATTCTAATGCTGTTGCTACTTCATCCTCACGCAGTCTACGCAAGACACTGTTAATTGCTTCCAAGTATGTCATTACTTGCCTCCAGAGGCTTTTAGAAATGCGTCAAACATTCCTAGCTGAATATTATCTAAGTCTACAAACTGTGGCGAAAACAAAATACTTTCTGTTATTGGCGTTGCGCTTGTGACTATGTCAAATAATTGTCTTTTGCTTTCTGTAGATTTTGGTTTAATGATCTCAGGAATAGTTACGACTGCTTGGTCATCAGTAACGATCTCATCAGAAACCACAGTTGGATCGGGAGTCGGATCAAGATCAGGTTCAAGATTACCATCAGGCTCAGTGCTAGGAACAGTATCAGGAACAGGCTCGGCAGGAGCAGAAGGAGGAACAGTAGGAGTGGCAGTGCCAACACCTGTATCATCATCTGTACCATTACCTGGATCAACGCCTGCATCATCACCCTCTCCTCCTAAAATAAAAGGACCAACAGTGTTAGGATCAAAAGACGGAAAAGCAGGTTTTAACAAATCATTAAGTAAATCTCCAAAAGTAAAAACTTCTTCGTCATCACCCTCATCATCCTCATCAAGCACAATATTAGGATCTTGTGTTTGTAGTTTTCCTAATGCTTCTTGCAGCATAGATGGATCACCACCTTCTGCTATAACCTGCGGAATTCTTCTTTCGTAATCTGCCTTAGCTACTTCTGGGTCATCTGTAAAACCATACTTAAACTGTGTTTTATCACCTGATGCCAAACCTTCTTCTACTGCGCTTGCATAAGCATCTTGCGCTTGCGCTGCACCAACTGCTGCACCAAGAGGATTTCTAACGCCTTCATATCCTGCCAAAGCATCTCCGTACAAAGTAGTAGGAGAATTTAAAAATGCTGCAAGCTCTGCTGCTGCTTTAGCTTCGGCCTCTTCTTGATTTGCTTTTAAGTCTGCTAGTTGCTGCTCATAAGACTCTTGACCTTCTCTAAAAGGGCCAAACATATTTCCAGTGTATACAAAATTAGGATCAACAACGTAAGTTCCGTCATCAAATATTCCAGATTGCATTCTGTTATATTGTGAGTAAGGAATAGAACCTGATGGAGTAGCTACCATAGAATTACCATTTGGTTTTCTTTGTGTTCCCATTACTCTTCATCCTCTTCTTGTAACGCAGCTAATATATAATGTATCTGCGACTGAAGCATTCCTACTAAGTAGATTGGCGGGATACCTTGCTCCATCAATCCTGCACATAACGTGTCTAATTCAATTTCAACTTCTATTGCAAAGTCCTCTAACCCTTCTACTGACTGTGGTGGAAACTCTATAACTTCGGACATGGGTCTGGCAACATCATTCCTGTTGAAGCAAATAAAAAACTTCTCTTTGCTTTACGAATATAAGAAACTGGCTTAGAACAATAAATCTTAACGTCCTCTACCAAACCCTTTGTTATGTCTCCTTTGTCGTATCCATCCTTTAAGTTATTAGTAATAGCACAATTACTCAGAACAAAACTTAGTAGTAAGACGGCTATAACCCGCCATATCGTGGTCTGAAATAGCATCGCCTATACCCCTATCTTTTCGTACATATGAATCTTCTGGGTCTATCCAAGTCTTACCCCAGTTATCAAAGTACACCATGGTTTGTCCTGCATCTGCACAGTAACCTATCGCGGGTATTCTTGCGACCATGTCTGACCCGCAGACAAATGATACTTGCGAGATTAAGTTTTTCATCTTTGCTTTAGATGGACGCATAAAAACATTTGGCTTACCAAACGTAATCAAACGAGTCTTTTCAAACTTACGGCAGCAATGCGCTGACAACTCCGCAAGAGCAGCACCTAACGAGTGACCTGTAAAAATAATTTCTTTGTTAGGATCAAGATGCTTTTGTATCTCTTTCCATACAGACCTATGCGCCATCATAAATCCACCATGAACCCAACGCCCTTTATATCTCCAAGGGAACGCAGTCATGTTAAAGATCCAATCTCTTGCTTGTTGAGTCCCGCGAAAGATGACGTATTGCTCATTAGTTGCATTTACAAAATAACAAGTCGTAGATGTACCTCTAGACTCAATCTTGATTGCGCCTTCAATCTCTTCTTCGTAAGCAAGTAGTGCGTACTTACACGCCTTCTGTATCAGTCTCTTGTTCACAGGTAATCTCTATCATGTTAGGGGCTACGGATTTTGCTACAGCTTCTTTGTTTGCGTTTCTCTGTGCTTCAGAAAGCTCACAATATTTAGTTACTGCATCTCCTACAATATCCAGAGATGAGCATGAGAATAAAAAAGCCAAAGGTATTAGTGCTAAAAGTTTCATAATCCACCTGCATAGTTAGTTAACAAAGCTACTAGTCCTACAATAAATATCCAGAAAAGTCTTTCGCCAAATCTGTTATCAGTTTTAAAAGCCATTTCTTGCAACTTATCATCCATTGCATTGACTTTCTTTTCGATAGACGACTGCCTGTTAAAAACAGTAACTAACCTTTCTTCAACTCTAGCCAAAGAAACAATGGCTTCTTGAAGGTCATCTATCTTATGCTCAACACGCCTCAATCTATCTTCACTCATATCTTTACATCTGGCTCTGCATACTGCTTTGGTATTTCGTAGGTACAAGTAATGTGCCTACCCCCGTCTTTCTTAAATGCAATCATACTCATTGTATGATCTGAACCATATCCTTGACCTGAGTGCCAGGAATCAGGTGGAGCTAATGTACCAAACTTCTGCACTGTAACTCCCTCAAACTCTTGGACTGACGCATGATGAAAGTGTCCTACAAACCAAAGTCTGTGTGTACTTTCGCCCCATGCTGCGGGCATATCTCTTGGCATAATCTGCGCTAACTTAGCTGCTTTTACTTTATCTCCATGGTGTATTCCAAACAACCACTTACCCCATTGAAGGTAATGAAAAAAACCTTTTGACTTCAATATGTTAACTCTTTTCTCTTTAGAGTAATAGAACTCTAGAATTAACTGCACCGCAAGAGCAGTATCTGAGTCGTGGTTTCCTCTAGCTATTGCGACTTGTATTGTGTCGCACTTAGTTAGCATCTTATCTATTGCATACATCATTGTTTGTGCAGCAACACGCATTACTTTTTCAAATCTTGTGTCTACA